ATCTTTATCAATGTTGGCTTTTTTAATGAAATAATTAGCATAACTTTTCTTTTCGGCAAACATGCTAATAAAACAATCCAATGGTTCTAGATTTGTTTTGCCGTTGAAAAGAACGCTGGCAAATGCTCGATTCAGTACACGGTCAACTGAATGAGTCTTTTTTGGTTTATCAATATTTTCGTTTTCAATCTCTTTAAGTTCTTCGTTAATATATGTTGCAAGATCTTGAGATAAACTAGCGGTATCTGTTCCGAAGTTTGTTAGAATATTTTTGAAAGTTTCATCTTCTACCATGCTGTATAGAAAATGCTCGAGAGTAATATATTCGTGTTTTTTCTCATTGGCCAACTCAATGGCCTTTTCAAAAATTGCTTCAAGTTCTTTACTAGGGGTGATCATTACATTTTCCTCTTCTTAGTTGCCATAGACCATTTTAAATTACTTACTCTATCCTGAAAAACAATGCCTTCTAGGTGATCAAATTCGTGTAAAAAACATTTGCATGCATATCCTTCAAATTCACCTTCTTGCCATGCTCCTTGACTGTTTTGCCATTGGGCCTGTATGATTTTTGGTCTTTTTATTTTAACATAGATTCCTGGAAAACTCAAACATCCTTCAACCAAATCCAATATCTCCTGATCATTGTTGATAATAATTGGATTAAAAAATCCTTGTCCTGCACTTGGGGTTGTCCGATGTCCCATAACAAACATTCTGGCTCGAATACCAACTTGATTGGCAGATAATCCAAGACCGTTGTTTTGGTACATGGCTTCTAGCATTTGTTTTTCTAGTTCTTGTGGATCTACTACAGGGTTTGAAAAATCAAATTCTGGCATGCGCTCTCGTAGAATAGGATCTGGGAATTTTATAATTTGCAACATAATAATATTTAAGACACAATTTGTCTTAATAAATCTTTATGAGTATCTGAAAGATTGGTAGGTACTGTGATATTGATCTGTAAAAGTAATTTACCTTTGATATTATTGTTCTGTAGGTTAGGCATTCCATATCCGTGTACTGCTAGCATTTGTCCGTGTTGTGTACCAGGATGAACATTGATTTCCAATGCCGATCCGTTTATGGATTCAACTTCAAGGGTCGTACCAAGTATTGCCTCTAAACAGTTTAAATCTATCACAGCAATTAAATCGTCATCTCTTCTGGCAAAAAATGAATGTTCGGATATATGAATTGTTAAATGAATATCGCCTCGTGGTAGATTAGGAATGCTGTCATCTCCCATTCCATTTAATCTCAGCACAGTTCCTTCATGTACTCCGGGTGGAATTCTTACTTCGACTACTTGTTCTCGACCCGAAGGCAACCCAATATTTGCTACAAGGTCTTTTCCGTGAAATGCATCTTCTAGACTGATCTGAGCCTGCAGATTAAGGGTTCTATTACGATTAAGTTGTTGTCGTTGTTGTTGCCCAAACATGTCTTCAAATGGATTCCTACCACCAAAATGAGCAAATACCTGTTCAAATCCCGGAGGCATTCCGTCCCCGAAATTAAAATGGAATCCACCTGGTCCTCCGCCATTAAACTGCGGTTGCGGTCTATCGTACTCTGATCTTTTCTGGGGGTTGCCGAGAGTATCATATGCAACCTGAATTTCTTGAAATCGTTTAGTATCACCGCCCTTATCGGGATGGTTATGACTGGCTAGTTTACGATAGGCACGTTTGATATCATCTGGACTGGCATCACGATTGACACCTAGGATATTGTAATAATCTGACATATTATAGGAAAAAGGTATAGCAATAGTATACTATACCTTTGTTTAAAAGTCAACTGATATTATTTTGTCGGAACCTGGGTGCCTTCGAGTTTTTTGTGGACTCGAATGGTTTTGCAAACTGATACAGTTTTGCTGCCTTTTTGCTCATCATGACAAACACGCTTGATTTTGGCATCTGTGTCTGCGGCCCAAGCGCCGTGTGACCATCCTGCAAAGACAAACCCTGCTACTGACATTGTTGCATAGAATAGTATTCTCATATTGTTTTCCTTATAAAACTGGTTGTACAGGTTGTACTGGGCCAAGGCGTCCACCAAAACTGGTAGTTGCTGGCGCAGGCGGAGCAACCGGTGTCGGGGCAGGTGCGGCTGGTGATGACATTGCAGGTGCTGCTGGTGCTGCTGGTGGCGGTACATACGTGGTTCCCACTGCTGCTCCGCCGTTGTTGGCACCGTTGAGTTTTTCTTGTGTGCGCCCCCATGCTGCTACACCAATGATAGCACCCATGGCAATATGGAACAATCCTGCACCTTGCAGTGTAAGTGGTTGCCATTGACTGTTGACGGTACCGTGGAACATGCCTTGTAGCACGCTCCATAAAATAGGAAATACCACAAAGTCGGCTGAACAGACCACAAGGTATAGCCAACCCATGGCTGGGCGCCATTTGCTGTTCATCCAATCTTCTTTCTTTTGTTCTGTAGCACTCATTTTTTCGTATTCTTCTACTGACATGCAACCTCCCTGTAGTTATTATAAAATATCATCTCGGCATGTTATTAATTAATGCCATTATCATGTCTTTCATTTCTGAGTCGTTCTTCGATAATTTCAATGTTAATCAGCAATGCTTGATTATTTTCAACTGCTATCACTATTTGGTCTTGATTTACTGTTGCTATTTGTTTTTCCAACAATATCGCGTTGTCTGACATAATTATACTCCTAGTACATGCAAGGCGTGTGTATAGTGTTTCATTCGATCATCGAGCCCCAATGTTCCACCATTGATTCGTTTGGTTAATGTTACGATATCTCCAGCATCGGCCCATTTGTTTAAATTATTTGTTTCCCAGAACCAGCAGGCACTTTGTACAGCACCTTCAAAAGTGGCTAGGTAATGTGGAATATCTTCCAGTTTAGTCTCTATGCTGTCAGCAAATGATTGATAATTATCCTTGCCAGTGAGTTGAATTAGTCCACGACCACAAAAACGCCATCCATCGCCACTTGCTTCATCACCATTGCCCATACGATTAGCATAGGCACGATTGGCAATGCGTTCTGGATTATGTGCATACCTTACTGCTGTGGTAATATCCTTAAAGTATTTGGGCCACACACGCATTAGACTTTCGGCCTTGTAGTTTAAGTTTTCTTGGAGGAATACAAAGCCACCGCTTTCGTGAGCACATTGGGCAATAAAGGCAGCAACACGTCGCGGAGTATTAATGTCGTAGTCTGGCAGTGCTTCTTCCAAGGCATGATGCCAATGTTCTACATAAGGGTTGCTAGAAATAAGTTCTTCTAATTGTTCTTTGCTGAGTATGAAGTTGCTCATTTCGTAACTCCCTCAAATATTTTCTTTTGTTCTAAGTACCAGTTTTGCCACCCAATTACTTTTTCTCTGAGTTCGTTGTATCGTCCGTAGTTTTCAATGACGGTTTCGACGATGTCACTTGCTCTAACATCGGAGGCACTTCCATCAGTGCTGCTGGCACCTCGGGCCACTTCATTTTGACTGGCACTGTTGATGAGCACGACTGTAGACTCAGGCACAACACACCGATCATCCAACTGACGGGCAATAAGTTTTGCAGTTTCTTTATTGACATTTTTTGTATCCTTAACAATTTTAACTCGTTCCACTACCTTTGTTTCAATGACAGTATTTACTTCTCGACTTTTATTTTCTGCTACTTTAACTCGATCCTCCACATCTTTAATTTTAGCCTGCCAAGTTTCGGCACCACTATGCATTCCTTCGTAGTACACACCGGTTATGGTAATTATCATGCCTAATACGTAGGCAGGTAGATTATACTGACTAATAAAGGGAATATGTTTAAGGAATTGAGATGCTATTAGTAATATAATACCAAATGCTGTAATAAGTTGAAATACCCAATCCGGAAGGAGTCCGATCATCCATTGTAATTGCCACATGTTACCACCTATCTTTTTCTATAATCATTCCTCTATCGCCGTTACAGATTAGGAATCTATTTCCTATTTTGTTAATTTCATAGTTGCCTAGATATTTTGTTAAAAACAAGCATTGGCTTTGACTGCTTTCGTCAAGACTGATTCGTCCTGGAACCAGTTCTTTTACAACATCGTAATCGCCAATTGCAATGAATTTTGCTGCTATAGGACCCGAGTAGGGTTTACTAAAAATCAGTGTGTTATCTGATTCCAGTGCAACTTCTGCACTTCCCTGGTCGAAGAAATCTTTTACATCGTCGTTTTTAATTTCCAGCATTTTATCTTGATATTCGTCGCTAGTCATGGGAATAGTTTCCATGATGGTTTCTTCGTTAAATTCAACACTAGTTGGGGATTTCTGATAACGGAATCTCCAATCATAGCAGTCGCATAGTTGACCAATACCGTTTAGTAATTCTTTTAATTGATTTTTTAATTCAGGAGTTCTTTGTATTTCTGCAAATACCTGATATTGACCGTCGTTTTCTTCCCCGGTACTCATGTCTGCATCTAGGATAAATGCATAGCCCTTCTCAATGAATTCCATTAAGTCGGCAGCAGGATTTTTTTCTTTAACACGGAACCCCAGTACAATAATATCTTGGTCTTCGCCCATTTTACTGGTATAGCGATCGATCGAAAATATTTCCGATACATAGTCTCTTAGATCGCCGGATCTAAGGCCTTCTGATAAATTACGCCGCTGGTTCTGTTTGGGCATCGCCTGGAGTCTCCTGTGCTGCAGAATCTGGATTCATTTGTTCGGAATGATATTTTACCAGTTCTGCTAGACTGTTATCATCTTTGTTTTCTTTTCCTACGGACACATCCTGCATTAGTTTTTTAGGCATGGTAATAGTAACATACCAAACCGGATGTGCATCTATCTTGCCTTTTTTAGTGCCTGGTCGAAAATCACTAGGTTCTTTAATTTTTCTTGGAAGGAGAACAATGCTTTTTTCATAAACAACCTGGCATCCGTAGTCGGCCAATCTGCGTCCGCCTTCGGGATCGGGCATGGCGCTTCTCGGCCACATAAACTTACATTCTACATTGTGTCGGTTAACTTTTGGGCCAACCACTAATTCGCCGTCATCCCAGTTTTTATAAACATAGATATCGAGTTCGTCGACAACTCTTTCAAAGTCTTTAAGAACTTTAAAAGCACTGTTATTTTCGCTTAGGGTTTGTAGGTTTTTAATTACGTCAATAATATCGTGCGACATGTGTAGTCTCTTTATCAAGTATTTATCCTTAAAAATGTAAATGATAATTTTGACTATATTTGGAGCCGTATTTTAACATGCTTCTTAAATACCAATGCAGGTTGACTCTTCATTATTGGGAGGTTAAATTGTCTAGAGCCAAAAGAAGAGAGAAAGAGTTTTATATGGAAGCAGATCCAAGATTCCGTAAAGAAACAACTAGTAACTTAATTCAGATTAAGCCTTACTTGAAACGCAAGCAACAGGTAAACATTGTTCCGAGAAATCTCAGTCAAGAAAATTATCTAGAGTTGTTAAAAAATCCAAAGAAATACATAGTATTCGCCATCGGTCCTGCAGGAACGGGCAAAACAATGCTCGCGGTGCAGATGGCCATCAAACTTTATAAAGAAGGACTAATTACAAAAATCATTGTAACTAGGCCGGCTGTATCAGTTGATGAAGAACATGGATTTTTGCCAGGAGACCTAAATGCTAAAATGGCTCCCTGGACAAGACCAATTTTCGATGTATTTGAGGAATATTACCATCCTAAAGACATAGCCAAAATGCTAGAAGATGGCGTTATTGAAATATCACCATTGGCATACATGAGAGGTAGAACTTTCAAAGATGCTTTTGTGATAGCAGACGAAATGCAAAACGCTACTCCTAGTCAAATGAAAATGTTATTAACTAGGATTGGTGAAGGTAGTAGAATGGTAGTTACTGGGGATCTAAATCAGGCAGATCGTCCTCGTGAAAACGGATTGCTAGAATTTTGCACATTATACGGTGAAGGAGGTGATTTTCGTATGATTGCTATGGCAAGGTTTGAGACCAAGGACGTAGAAAGACATCCCGCAGTAAGGGAAGTATTGAAAATCTACAAAGACGAGAAGTAAACGATAGAGTATAGATCGAATAGAATGTCAACCTGCAATTACATCTATTCGATCTATTTTATCAAGATTTTAAATTTCTGGCTAATTTTATAAGTGTAGCCGTAAGGTTGATCTCAGGATCGGAAATTAGTGTATGATCGACCATGCCCTGTTTAATAATCAATAGTGCAGTATCTTTTTGATCTTCGGTATCACCAAATAGATCCAAATTATCATACATCCAACGAAAGATTTCGCCTATCTCTTCTGGACGGGCTTGATTACAAAGCAATTCACGTGCTTCTTTAATCTTACGCTTTTTAAACAATTCTACCATGGCAATCTTATAGTCTGCTACGCCGACATCATTGTCGTTAGGACTGATTAATTTATTATTCTGTACATTTTGTGATAGAAAATTAATGCATTTGCGTAGATCTGGATATGTTACTTTAACATAAGTATCTAATGTATCTAGATCAAAATCAACTTTTTCTTCTGCCAAAATAATAGCAGCCCTGGCAGTGAATTCCGTTTGATCAATTGACGTAAAATGCATCTGCTGACAACGACTATGAATAGCCGGGATGATTTTGTTAGGATGATTACAGGTTAGGATAAACCGACTGGTACTGCTGTATTCTTCCATTACACCGCGCATGGCTGCTTGAGCATCGGGTGTTAGATAATCTGCTTCGTCGAGCAGCACAACCTTAAACGGGCCAAAAGGCATCATCTGTATAAAGTTGGTAATTCGATCCCTAACTTCACTAATGCCGCGTTCTCGGCTAGCATTCATTTCTAAAATATCATATTCAGGAATATCAAGTTCATTCAGGAGTAGTTTTGCCAGTGTGGTTTTACCAATGCCCGGGCTACCACTTAACAGCAGATGCGGAATGCTGCCTTCTTTGATCCAAGAAAGCACTTGTTTTTTTTGAGCATTATCTCTAAAAACATATCCGTCTACCGTTTTCGGTCGATATTTTTCAGTCCAAAGTTCTTTTACCATTTTTTCCTTGTAGCCAGTTTAAGAGTTTTTGAATGTCAATTGGTGGATGGTGGGGACAACGTCCCTGTTTATAGTCGCAGTCAGCAGTATACGCTTTTTTACAGATTTTGCAAGTATCAGCCACGCAGACTTTCCATAGTGATGATTCTGTCTAAACTTGTGGCCAAGTCTTGATCGTGTGTAATCACGTGAAGAGAGTTATGATGACGATCACGTTGTGGATCATATGTTCTTGCTTCAATAACAATACCGCCGGAAGCACGATAAACATTGAGCCGCATTGGATGTCCCTCTAGCCCTACATCATCTTGCCTAATTAAAACCGATCCTCTGCCTGATGATATACTAGTCCTGTTTTCCTCTATATTGCTCAACCAGTCTCTCAACCAGTATCTAAATTTTTTTATCATTCTTCGTCCTTAAGTAGTTTGATAATTTTTTTCTGTTCGCGATCCTTGAGCCACTGTTGTTCAGTATCGCCAAAGGTTGAACATTTTTTCATGGCATCATTAATGGTTTCTTGGATCATGTATAGATCCTTTTTGATTTCCCATTGTGTAAAGCCATCATTATATGGACTGCTACATTCTCTAGCAGCAGAGTATATTTGTCGGAGGATGTAGGCCACATCCCAATTTTTCTTAAATCCCATGCTGCTATAATAACATGGGATTTATTTAAAGTCAAATATTTTTAAATAGTAGTGGAGGGTAATTCATCAGCAATCATCATAATTGCATCGTTATCCACCATGCGAACTTCAATGATATCTCCAGTATCAGTCTCTACTGTAACGGTTCTGGTCCATCGTCCATGTTCGACTAGAATCCATTCACCAATTTGAACTTGAGTTTGTTCCGATCCAGTGGCCCATACTCTTCCCCAGCGTGGGCGAATGCCTTGTGATTTACCGTCATCATTTTGTAGAATAATACCACCGTGGGTACGTTGTTCATCAAACACCATATCGGTGACAAATACGGTATCGCGCAATGGTCTAATTTTTCCTATTACTTTCATTTGTTCCTCTTGGTAACTGTATCGTTATAAACTGTTGGTTCCGATTCTGGAATCGTTTCAACTGATTCTTCTGCTTTTCGTTCAGGAATAGCCTTGGGATTATCATCGTAATATTCTGCAATGACTTCTTCGCGTTTACGAATAATTTGTCCACCGGATCCTAATTCATCACCACGAGCATTGACTTTGGCATTGCCAATGGCTGGCATAAGTTCGTTTCTGCCCATTAGTTTATCCATATCAACTTCTTTACCCTGCATGCTTCTATATGTTCTTCCCATGATAATCTCCTTATTTTAAAAATTCTCGGATATCTAAGTTATACCGAATACTGTCTATACGATGTATACCGATTAGATATAAGCAGTAACTAGCAACACTGCTACCGCGTCCTACGCCCCAAACAATGTTATTTTCTCGCATAACATCAACTAGATATTTAAGGTAATTAAGTACGTTTATCATATCATGTTGGACAAAAAGTTCTAATTCTTCTAGTACCCTATCGGTTTCAATTTGGTTTTTACACAATTTCAATAGATAATTTACAATATCAAATCTTTTATAATCTTCAGGCATAAACCATTGATCCTGAAATTTTTTATCAAACTGTGTTAGATCGTGGTCAGTAGTGAAAAACTCTTGAATTTTATTAAAATCATCTTTATTAAGTTTTTGAGCCTGATTAAATTGTTCGGTTATGGATTGATCAAGATAGAGATTGGAGAAATCTTTAATCTTACCAGAATATAAAGCATCGAATGCTTCTTGTTCTGTAACCGAAACTGCTCCAAATTTGTTGATCTGCATCGTGTTATGATACAGTTTTTTCATATATATGTCAACGGTCTACGTTGATATAATCGTCCAGATTTTTATTTTGGATTGTGAGTTTTTGATTTGCCTGGATATATCTTTTATGTTGTTCTTCTTTGTAAGATTCCATTATGACCCCTATTTGATAGCAGACATGTCCTTGTCCGGACTGTGAGGCTATCATGTATTTTTTCATTAACTCGTTGATTTTAACTTCGATATCTTGATCTTTAAGACGGGATAGATCGGGTAGTAAAGGATTGAACATACTATTCCTTAACAATCCGCATCGCTACCACTACCTGCACCACCATCTGCACCGCTGCTTGCACCGTCTGAACCACTGGCATCACCAGTAAACGTTTCACCTGAAAATCCTGATTGCGACGATTGCGAGTTAGGGGGAATGTATCTAAAACTAGCCTTAATTTGATCGTAGGTATTTCCGGTAGGAGTTATGACCACAACTTGAGTGTAGCCCGACCCAGGTGCTGTAACAAATGTAATGGTTGTTGTGTTGATTGAATTTATAACACACTCTTGATTGTTCATTAGCACAGTGGTAGTGGTGGATGTTGATGTAAAATTTGTTCCGGTCATAGTGACCACTGTTCCGCCGAGATATGTGCCGTTATTGGGATGAAAGGTTGTAATACGAGGAATAGGACCTTTTACTTTATTACCACCTGTTGTTTCCGCATTTGAACGTAGATATACGGAGATGTTTTTTCCACCATCAGTAGTCCATACATCCCAAAAACAAGGAGTTTGTCCATCAAATGAAATTTCAGATGTTTGTGTACCAATAAAAGTCACATTACCTGCGAAACTTATAGTAGAGGTTGAAGTGGTATTACAGTTTGCTTCAAGTCTCAATCTTGAATAGATATTTTTTGGAGACCAATTTGTGACATTGAAGGTATAGTATCCAGAATCAACAGTGCATTTTTGATAGTTGCCCTGTGTGATATCAAAATCAATTATTCCACTTGAAACAGCAGCAAGATCGTTTATTTTTAAACTGTTATTTTCTAATTTTGCTCGGTTAATAAGGTTATATCCAAAGTCGTTGCTGGCATTTAATTTCGCTGAAGTTAATTGTAACTTACCAACTTCTTGTCCGATAATGGAAAATGCTGATTGAATTCTATTAAAATTAGTTCTAAATCCTTGAGAACTAGTGATTTCTTTTCCAGCAACCGGAAAATTTATATCAATTTTGCTGCTAACTTGGGTGACTGTACTAGACACTGGTGATCTCAATGGCGTATATAGTTGCCCCATTATTGGTAGTCCATACTTCGTAGATAACTGGGGTAGTTTGTCTGTAGGTTCGAGGGAAACTGGTTGTCCCTATTAAAGTAGCGTTGGTTATGGTCATTACAGTAGCAGATGAACTAATAGGGGTAACTTCCAGCATTAATTTTCCATAATTACCATCTGCGGGCCAATTTGTAATATAGAACTCGTAGGATAAATTGGTATTTGCTCGATATTTGTGATAAACCCCTAGGGTATAATCTACAGTTACATAGCCCGATGTAGTTAATATTCCACCGTCGTACACTGTTTCACTGTAATTTTGTAACACTGCATTTTTTAAAATGCTGTTGTTATAATCATTAGATTCAGTGAGTTTTACACCATTGGTCTGAAGATCGGTAATTTCATTTCCAGCCACAGCAAAAGCATTCTGTATATTGGAAAAATTGTTGCGAAATTCCTGTGTATCGTTGTCTTTCCCTGGTTGAGGAAAATTTATATTAATTAGACTACTATAATTTGTAATTGTGCTAGACACATTATCACTCCGAGTTTCAAGTATTTATATGTACGGGTGATATGATAAGTTTATTTAAAACGTGGACCATAAAGCCACATGGTTGCAGTTTTTCTAATCCCAGCAGTAACTGGAGTTACACGATGCTCTAAAATCGAAGGAAAAGCAATAATTGATCCTTTTACCAATGGGGCGGTATAGTCTGCATAGAGTCGTATTTGTAGTTCCCCGGCCTCAAATTCGGAAAAGTCCGACAGTAAACAAATAACAGTTACCTTGCGTTCAGTTGGGTGTCCTGCAAGAGGAAAAATATCAACGTGCCAATTATAGTGTTGACCGACTCCGTACTGCGCAAATTGTACACATTCGTGATCTGTGATTTCGTAATCCCATTTACATTCTTTGTTAGACTGTTCGCCAAATCTTCTCATAATTTGCCCGAACCAATGTTTATAATCAGCAAACCCTACATTGGTATGACGGTTAGCATGTGATGTATATTCGCTGTTGATTCCCATGGCAGCATCGTGAGTATTTAACTGCATGTAATCATTAATTGCTAAATTACACAGTTCATGTGGAAGTTGATCTAAGTACCAGATTGATAGATGTTGAGTCATTGTAGAGTCTCTTATTATATGTAAATATTTATAAGGACGCCGACGAAGGATAAATTTTTCAGGATGTTTTGATTGTTTTCTACTCTTCGGGTAGTTCAAACTGTTCTGTGTTAATTCTGAATAGCAATATTTTTAATTAAGGGTTCAAGCCCACCGGGTCCAAAGTATAAACTACCATTAGGTACTTGATCTTCGGATACTATATCACCGGTTTCGTTGTCACGTAATGCATGAATACAATATGCTATGGTATTGTCTTCTAATGCCGTAAGTAAATGTTCTTGATCCTTTTGTATGACTATGATATGCGGGGCAGTGTATTCTGTGACCTTATGATCTATAATTATCATCAACTTGCCTTGAGTTAACAAGGTCATGTGATCATGTACATGACGATGGCCAGGTATAGCATCATCTTTTTTTTGAAAATGCATTTGTTTGACCCAGACATTGTCTACAAAACAAATTTGTATAGACGGTAAACTCATTTTTAAATATTTGAAGTAACAACGGCAGATGTGTTGGTAGCAGTTAATATTGATATAGGTAAATTACCAGTAATTGCTTCGGGTAATACTATCTCAACAGTGCCTGTAGTACCCACTGCAACATCCACTACGGGATTTAAAATTTTGCTCCAATATAAAAATGGAACATACATGCGAGCAATATCGTCCACAGTCTGTGTTCCACGTGGTAAGGGAGCACCAACTAATACATCGGGCAAATCTGGACTTTGATAAATCAATTCCATGAGATCAAGGTCTTGATCCACTCGCTCGACTCGATAACTATAAGATTTAATTTCGTTCATATTTTTTATCCTTTTTTATGCGATTGTACCGTAGCGTGTACCTGTTGCACCCCAGGTTACAAGAGAATTACCGGCAACTGCATAGCCAGCACTACCACCTGCGCCACCTGCACTCGTTACACCGTAGAATCCAGAGAAGTAGTAGCCGCTCCCGCCGCCGGCACCGTTACTTCCCATTGACCCGCCTGCTCCTCCTGTTCCGCCAATGGCAAGATTGCCATTGTTATAGTTTGTTCCGGCTCCGCCACTGCCCGATCCGTAGATTATGCCACCAACACCATTTCTACCGTTTGGATAGCCGCTGCCTGTGCCCCCGCCCACGCCGCCGGCGGAGCTGTTGTTACCACCAGTGAGGGCACCACCTTGACCACCACCTCCGCCGCCGCCGGGTCCTAAAACTTCAAAGGTGTAACCGTCGGTAGAATAGGCTGCACCGCCTCCACCGCCTCCTCCACCACCGCCTGACATTATACCGTAATTATAGACTGTAATGGCACTCTCTGCATAAAAGCATGTACCGCCTGAATTTCCACTACCCCCTGCGGAAATATTGTTATAGGCGTAAACGGATCCACCATATCCCCCGTCACCACCGTACCCCAATATGGTTCCATAATTATACAAGGTGATATTGGATCCAGCCGGAAATGAACCAGTTCTTAATGCAATATTGTACGTGGTACCACATATGTACGTTCCGGCGGTTATGGTTATAGTGGCTTTTACAGGTGAAACGAAATCCCAGCCTGCATAATAAACAGCACTTGCTAAATTATAATTGGTTTGAAAAGAATTTACAATGATGTTATATCCCGCCGACCTGCCATAAAAATCTGTTAGGCTGCGATCTGGCTGTAGATCATCTCCCACTAAACTGGTACTAGGAATGCCGGCTACTGCGGAGGCAGCCAATCCCGAAGTACCAAACTCCGTTTGAATTGCCAGTAGATCAATATTGCCGGATGCGGGTAATGTCATTTATTTTAACTCTTATTATTTACTGGGTGCTGATTACTACAGTTCCTAATCCATACCCGTTAAATATATTTTCAGTGGGGGTATACCATGAATATGAATCATTAACGGAAGTAGCTGTTAAAGTATATTTCTGTCCTCGATATGTAATATAATAAGGCCCGGTATAAAATTGCGACTCACTAAAATCTATAGTTGTCCCGGGAGGTCCAGATTCTGTTGAATAACTATAAAGACCAGTAATAGTTCCTCCCCATAAAAAACTAGTATTGGGATTTAGACTTCCAAGTCCACTGCCAAAAGTATACCCCCACTGATAGTTGCCAATGGAGCCGTTATTTATAGTAACGTCATTAATGGTTAAGGTCACTGAATAAGCACTTCTGCCCAAAAAATCTCTCATGCTGCGATCTGGCTGTAGATCACTACCTACCAATGTAGTACTGGGAATGCCGGCCACTGCAGAGGCGGCTAATCCCGATGTACTAAACTCGGTTTGTATTGCTAAGAGATTAATTGTTCCGGATGCGGGTAATGCCATTTATTTCAGCCTTTCGTTGATAAGGTTTATTTCTTTCTTAAGTTCTTTAACTGCTTCAATTAGTAATCCTACTAAATTTCCATACGCCACAGCATAATAGCCATCGTGGTTGAGTGACACCGCTTCTGGTATAACCGGTAACAAATCTTGTGCAATAACACCTGTGCTTTCTTCGTTGTTGGATATTCTTGTGAATAGTACACCGCGTAGTTGATCAACTTTATCTAGCGCATTTTCAATTACTCTAATATTGGTTTTTAATCTTTCATCAGATGTGGCAGTGATATTTACGCATGATAGTGTTCCCGATCCATTGGTGGTAAATCCTGAATCATTAGAAATAGCGGTAGATCCGCTATAGTATGCTATTCTGTTAGTAGTTCCGCTGTTAAATGTTACCCCCGCGCCGGCCCCAGGTGGTCCAGGTGGTCCTGCTACCGAAGAGGGCGAACCAGGTGGCCCAGGTGGTCCTGCTACTGCGGATGGCGGTCCAGGTGGTCCTGCTACTGTGGATGGCGCACCAGTTGGTCCTTGAGTACCCGTTGGTCCTTGAGTACCCGTTGTGCCTTGAGCACCAGTTGTGCCTTGAGCACCAGTTGTGCCTTGAGCACCAGTTGTGCCTTGACTACCTGTGGTTCCTTGTGTAGTACCGGCTGGTCCTTGACTACCTGTTCCTGGGGTGCCTTGAGCACCAGTTGTGCCTTGACTACCTGTGGTTCCTTGTGTAGTACCGGCTAATCCCTGTACACCTTGAATTGCTATACCTTGAACACCTTGAACGCCCTGGCTACCTGTTGTTCCTTGTGAAGTACCTGCTTGTCCTTGTACTCCTTGTATTGCTGTACCTTGAACGCCTTGGCTACCTGTAGTTCCCTGTACACTACCGGCTAATCCCTGTACACCTTGAATTGCTGTACCTTGAACGCCTTGGCTACCTGTAGTTCCTTGAATTGCTATTCCTTGCACACCTTGGCTACCTGTAGTGCCCTGTATACCTTGCGTACCTTGAACGCCTTGAGTTCCCTGGCTACCTGTTGTTCCCTGAGCACCTGTAGTTCCTTGAATTGCTGTACCTTGGACACCTTGAGTTCCCTGAGAACCCGTAGCACCTTGACCACCTGTAGTTCCTTGTATTGCTGTTCCTTGAACACCTTGTACACCCTGCACTCCTTGAAGGCCTTGCACTCCTTGACTACCTGTGGTTCCTTGACTACCCGTTGTTCCTTGAGCACCAGTTGTTCCTTGAACACCTTGTAGACCTTGAACACCTTGTACGCCTCGTAAACCCTGTACGCCTTGTACACCCAGAGATCCTTGTACGCCCTGTACGCCCTGCACACCCTGCACACCTTGTACACCTTGTACACCTTGTACGCCTTGTACGCCTTGTACTCCTCGTGGGCCGACCGGTCCAATCATATTACCAAGTAGTAGTCTAGCCCTAGATACAGTTAGGGTTTGATTTACACCAGAATCCTGCACAAGAAATAGGGTTTCGTAATCGGTAGGATTGGTTAAACTTGGTAAATTTGTGGCCATAATTTAAGAGTCTCGGTAATCAACTATTTATTTAAAATTACATCAAAGATCTTTTGCAGCAATAAACAAATCGTCGATCTCGTCATCAGTCATTCCGATGGATTGGAAAACATTCACAATAGTAGAATTAACTCGATTAACTGTTGTTGCGTATTCCCATTCAATTTTTACCGGTCGATCTACAACAGCGGCTTCAACATCGTCTAATTTTCCAATGTTTAATAACCCAAGCCTGGCCTGTTTCATAGTGATAGAGTCAGGAACAGTAAGTTTCTTTTGTAGATAATCTGCATAATCCAATGCTTCGCTAGTTATGCCAAGTTCCAAGGCTTCATCGCGTGGTATAAAGCCATGCTTGGGATAGTTGGCCCAAGTTAGATCTGCTAGAGTTGCTCGATCTAGATCAGCCATTCCTGAAATGGTTCCCCACACTTCGGGTACCGGCCCTGCTGATAGTACAGTTTTAAATTCTTTATCAACACAATAGAAAGTAGTCATCGATTAATCTCCTGGATATTAGATTCTCTATCTATATTTACTAATAAACTTTAGATTGATATCTTTTATAGATTATGGAGCAGTTTTTGGTTTGTAGTTAACTGTTACATATCCACCAGGGGGAACCGATATTGGTGTTCCTGCATTGGTGTAATCGATGGAAATTGTAGTCGGTCCGACCACTGGTGCAGTGCTATCTGCAGCCCCACCAGGCAGTGACACACCTAACACATTGGTCGATGAAGCAGCATTACCTGGAACGAGAACATTTTGATTAACGGTATTAGTTCCACTGACATTTCCGCCACTGGCCGGAACTACAGGGTTATAATTTGGATTACC